ATGCCGTTTACTGTGGTAGTAGTGGCAGCTAAAGTTTTAGCACCATTAATATCAGCAGTACCAAGCATGTCAACGTCACCACCTGTTACACCAAAGCTCACTGCATTAGCACCACCAACAGTGGCTGCAGCAGTACACTCAGCGCCAGCAGCAAGAACCACACAATTGTCTGGAACTGTACCGATGTCGTGAGTTGAGCTAGTTGTCAAGTCACCGTGAGCAATCACGGCTGTCTCGATACGAACTGGAGATTGTAAAGCCATTTCTATGCCCCCCTTACGCTGCGTTATATTTGGCAGTTACGATTGCTTCAGGGCGAAGAATCTTACGGCCATATAGATGCATACCACGAACAATGTCAGCGAAGCTGTCAGTGTCACGATATGTTTCGGTTTTGTTGATCTGCTCGGCAGTGGCTACTGCAGAGTCATGACCAGCTACGATAACACCATAGTTAGTGTTTTGGTTTGCAGAACCTGTTGTACCTGAACCTGTACCTACTGAAGGTAGGTTAGAAGACGAGTACACACGGAAGCCGTGTAGGTTGTTGAGAACCAAACCATTACGAAGTGCACCAGACTCACCGTAATCTGCGTTCAGAAGACGTGAATCTTCATCTGCCATGATTTCCATGAATACTGGATCTACAACCAGCCAGCGTCCTTGCTTATCAACTTGTTGTTGGTCAAGCAAACGAGCCATACGAGCTACAACCATTGCTGGTGAAGCTGTTGCTGTTGGTAGTGCAGTTGCACCCGGCAAACGTGCTGCAATTGGAATCGAGTGATCCCCAGCAGAACTTGTTGTGATGTTGCCGAAAGAGCTTTTGATCAACTTCATAGAAGTTAACAGCTCATCTGTACCTGCAGTTGCTACTGCTCTAACACCATTTACTTGGTCATTAACAGTATCTGCATCTGTGTGCAAAGCTGATTGCTTGTAGCCAGACAAGTAGCCAAGAACTTCTTGGTCATGCTGGTCAGCCAAACGATAAGCTGCACGGTTAGTTGCAAGATCCATAAAATTGACGTGACTATGAGCTTCCTCAATGTCATCAATTTTGAAGGCAAAGTAGTTAGCTTTGTCTACAACCAATGAGAAATCCTCATCGTCAAGATCTTGTGCTGAGATAGTAGTTCCACGAGCATAGCTGCTTACGGAAATCTCAGGTTCTTTAATGATTTTAACTGTATCACCTTGGGCAGAAATCTCCCCAAAATAATCAGAGTTGGTGATGTCACCACATACAGTACTCTTGCGGAAAGCAAGCTGTACTTTTTTGGAGTAAATTACGGAACTAAAGTTACCGTTAGGTAAGTTACCGTGTCCTCCTGCTGATGTAAAAGCCATAATAAATCCTCCTGATAGTTGGCTTACTTAAAAGCTAATACCAATAAGAGGCTGTTACTTTTCTAGGGTGCGTAAGACTAACAGTCGGCCAACCGTTAGATATACGGGCCTATACTTGAACAGGTAGTTCTTCCTAGTTTAGACTTTATTGGAAATTGAGTAAAAACAAAAGGTAGTCATAAGAGGCTTTTGTTTTATACTCCCTAGTTATACTATTGAATTTTATTTTGTCAATAGCTTATCTGGCATTACCAGATACGTCATAGATGAATTTACCATTGCGCATTGCTTTGTTAATTTCATCTGCACGTTCTTCAAATTCTTTGTCGGACATTTTAGCAACATCTGACTCACGAATCATTTCATTAGCATCAGCTACATCTACTTGTGTTTTGCTACGCCTAGTAACAGGTGAAGCTGCTGCTTTTTTATTTGCTTTTTTATCTTTAAGAGTTAAACCTTTGTCTATCTTATAAAGATCAATAACACGTACTACTGAGTCTGGATCATCTGCATTCTCATATAGTGCATCTTTAACCCACTTAGGTTGCTCATCGGCCCAATTATGAAACTCATCTGCCTCACGTAGCTTATCAAAGTCTGAGTGAGACTCACGAATTTTATTTTCAGACTTAACTCTGTTAGCTTCTGAGTGAGCTTCATCTAATTCTTTTAGTCGAGTGTCAGCTTTAGAAAACATTTCCTGTGCTTTTTTAGTAGCAATAGTTTCTACTATACCAGCTACATCAGGATACTTTGTTGCCCATGCTTCAATATCTTCATCAGACTTTGGTGGAATAACACTTGCTTTAGAAGATTGTAGGCTTTCAAACTTTTCATCCCACTCTTTTTCTTTTTGCTGCATATGGCGTCTTAGATCACCATATCGTTTTTTAAAAGATTTTTCTTCTGCAGATAACGTTTCTTCTTTAGCTTCTGTATTGGCCTCTGCTTCTTTAGTAGCTTCTTCGGCTTCTTCAGGTTCTTCAGACTCACCACGTTGTTGGGCTTCAAGTTCTGCAATCTCCTTTGCTTCTTCTTCCATTCGTAGTTTACGTTTCTCGTGATTGTATCCACGATCAACGAATCCTGCAGTCTTTGGGGTTTCCACTTCTGCTAGTTCAGGCATATCCATCTCCTTTTATGTTGGGGTCAGCCGTAGCTGAGTAGCCTTATTTCTTTTTCTTTTTGGGTCTAGATGCTAAACCACCTTTATTAAACCAAGATGGCATAGACTCTGATGCTTTTTGTTCTTTAGATTTAGTTGTACCACCAAATTCTCCACCTTGTGTGTCACCTCCTGCATACGTATCAGCAGCTTGTTGTGCTGCACTTGATCCAAGTCCACCAAATTCTCCACCTTGTGTGTCACCTCCTGCATACGTATCAGCAGCTTGTTGTGCAGAAGAAAAAGAAGGTTTACGTGGTGGTTTAAGAGATCCTCCAGTACCTGCTGCAGATGGTGGTGGTGTTCCCGGTACTGTTGTACCACTATCATCACTACCGTTATTATTAGAAGAATCAGGAACAATTGTTTCTGTAGTTCCTGTCTGTACATCATCTACTGTTTTACCCTCTTTAAATTTATACTTACCAAGGAAACCTTCTTTTTCTACTACACCAGAACTAATTGCTCTACCTAAACTACCACCGTATTTAAATGCTTGATCCATGTCGTGTACTGATAATCCATCTTTACGTCCTTGAGCATATGCTTCCATTTTACTCATGCCTTTAGTTGAATCGTAAAAATTATTTTGTTTACCACGTAAACGATTAATAGCTTCATAGTGATTTGCTACTTGATAGTTACCACTTCTTACTGCAGAATCATATGCTTCTTGCTCACTGCCCCAAATACTACCAGTAGATTGTTGTAAGTTATTTGAATACTGTGCAGAGTTAGGGGGATCAAATTGTTTTTTATACGTAGATGTACCAGCACCAATTTTACCTTCTTGTAAGGATACAATAGCATTATCTAATACATCTAGTAAACTAGTACCACCCAATACATTACCTATAATACCACCTTTTTTATAATCAACTTTAGGTAAATCAGTTACACCAAGTTCTTTTAAACGAGCTTGAATTTTTTTACTTTCATTACCAGCAAATAATCTAGCAATACCACCAACAACAGGATTTAAAGCCATCATACCAGAGCTTATATATTTACCCATTTCAGCACCTTGATATGCTTCAAGTAACTGTTCTTTGTTCATGTCTGCTATAGCAACTTGACTACCTTTTTGATGTTCATTAACCATGTCTTGCAGACGTTTTTTTTCTGCAGAAGCATTATCATCTCCACCACCTTGGCTAACTGGCATCCTACACATCTTAGTAGCTTCGTCATACACCATACCCCTAGCTGCACAACTTGCTGGAGTTTCTACTTGTACTGGAGTAGTACTAGTACCACCTGCACCCGGAACATCAGCTACTACAGGGGCTGGAGTAAATGTTTGTCTACCTAAGTTACTAAATGATCCGGTATACCTTGTAGGTGTAGATACTGCTTCTGCAGTTGTAGTTGCATCTGGATTATAAAAACTAGTACCTGTATTAGAAAAGCCACCATCATAGTAAGCACTACGAGCCATACCACCTTGGTTCATCATAGATGTAATTTCATTCATTTCTTCTGGTGAAAGATCTCCACCCATAGCCATTTGAGGGGGGCTGTATGGAGTAGGTGGCTGCATAGGCTGAGGTGGTTGCATACTAGGACCACTAGCAGGAACTGGCTCTCCACCTATTCTACCATTAGCTTCCATGTTTTGCAAGCCACTTTTTGCTTTATCTCGTAAATCTTCAAAATGTTTTACACCAAGGTATCTTACGACATCAGCAGGTACAACGTATTCACCTTCGGACAACTGGGCAGGAATATCATCTCGTACTTCTTTAGCCATAGAACCGTTAGGTATTTGATTGCCTGATACTGGATCTTGTTTCATCCCATCATCTTTTAATCCACCTTGTTGCATAAATGCCATTTCCATTTGTCCATTCATAGTCATTCCACCTTTGTTATAATTACCTTGTAGATTTAAAGCATAATCTTCATGTTCTTCTGGCAAGAAAGTTTTAAATATAGG